CCGCCGCTGATTGGCTTTGCCGCAGCCTCGGGCCGATTGAATATCGAGGCGGGAATCCTGTATGCCATGCTCTTCCTGTGGCAATTTCCACATTTCATGGCAATCGCCTGGATGTACCGCGAAGACTACGACCGCGCAGGCTATTTGGTGCTGCCCAGGGGCAATGCGAGAGTTCCTTTCGTGATTTTTGAAACTCTATTGCCGCTCCCAGCTCTCGTCGCTATCAGCATCACGCAATCTCCGGCACGGCACGCCGCGACTTTTTACTGTGCAGTGGCTCTCCTGGGAGTGGTATTCACCTGCTTCGCATGGCAGTTCGTGTTCGAGCGTTCGCGAGTTGCCGCGCGCCGGCTGCTCATGGCCTCGATTGTCTATCTTCCACTGTTGTACGGACTGAGCGCGACGTTTTGCGAGCGGGGCAGATGATCCGAAATACCGACATTTGCGACCGATAGGCGGTGCTCGCATCGGGCTAGCTCTCGTACCTCAAGAAAACTGGGCGCTAACGTTCGCAAGATGTTCGAACAATCCGTGCCGGGATAGATGTGGTTAAGCCAGATTCGAGCGCCTTATGGAGTCGAGGATGAAGGTTTCGTCATGTTCCGCGATGACCGCGAACGATAGAACATCGCATGGCTCCTGCTCGAGAACCTCACCGATCGGATCATCCTGATTCAAGCGTTGCATAATAAGGAAGATGCAGCTCTTTGCTTTATCGTTCGGCCGACTCAGCAGAGTGTTGTCGAACCATTCGTTCACGGCCTTGCGTCTGGATTCGGAAAGAGCTTCGTGGGCGGCTTTGTCGCCCTCAGAGCCGGAATCTTAGCGATGGTCTCTAGTGACCACCCCAATTCAACTTCCAGTGGGGGACTTCGGTCTTTGCGAAATAACGGAACGCATCGGGACCGTGATCGCGTATTTTCAGAGGTTTTTCTTCGCCGCGTTGGGCTGCCTTGGAGTCCCAGGCATAGGTCTGCATCTCCTGGATCGTCTTTGGAACCGTTTGGCGACAAAAGCGCACCAAATGCTGATTGAGAACCATGGAGGCAACTCGAATGCCTTCATTCACGTCGTTGTCAGCGTCGACGTGCCAGAGTCCTCGTTTCAGCATTTCGGCTTTGAACGATGCGGCGGAGGGATCGACGATCACCTTGGCACCGCCTCCCGGCCCGATAAATTCAACCAGGTCGTCGACATATTCGGCATCCGTTTTTTGTCGCATTTCGACCAGAGAATCCCAGTAGTATTCGCGTGCCACCCAAAAAACGCGGCCATCATCGTAAATATCCAAAAAGACCATCGGATTGGTCGTACCATAATCAATCGCGATAATCCGTTGTTGGTGGCCATTCCGGAGCCGAAGCGATTTTGGTTCGTCTTGCAAGTCGTAAAGCAGGGCTTCGGACCAGGAATCCTTGTAGATGGCGCCTTCGGCGACGACCCACAGTCCCTCGATGAATCTCTTGTAGAAGAATCCTGTGTAGAGTCGCTCTTGCGTTTTGACGAATTCCGCCGTCAGATTCGGGTTGTCAGCCATGGTGAAATGATCCGACCACAGGATCTTCTTATCCCGGAGGTCCTGGTTGTTGAGGTATTGAGCCTTGAGCCAGTGATACGGGCTATCGGGATTGGTCGTAGCGTAGAGCCGAGCGCCTTCCGGCGACATGCGGCTGAGCAACATTTGGAAGAAACTCTGCGGCATCAAGCTGAGTTCGTCGCACAGCGCTACACCGACCGTCAGGCCGCGAATATACCGCTCCGAGCCTTCATCTTTCGCGCCGATGACCAACCATTTGCTGCCACACAGGTTGAGTTGTCCCGTGCTCCGGTTGTAGCTGTAATTACGCAGCCCGATGATTTCGAACAGATCGGTGAGAACATTGTTAAAAATGCTCTGCTTCGAGACTCCGGTGATCACCTTGCGACCGGCAACGTGGTACTGACAGCAGTAAAGTGCCTTCGGGTGAAGGCACCAGGTCTTGCCACTGCGGACCGCCCCTTCGAGTATATTGATCGGCCAGTCCTCCTCCGGCGGTCGGAGGGCAAAGAGTTCGGCTCGCGGGCCAAAATTAAATATCACGGTCACTACCTTCATTATTACTAGTGTTGGCGGGCGCGGCTTCATTCGTGTGCTCGCAATTTCTTCCTGTTTTCGCGGGCATCGAGCCAATCGGAGCCCGTTTACCGGCGTTTCGCGCATTGATCGATCGAAACTCACTTAGCAGTTCGTCCAGATTGCTGTCCCGGCTGCCTTCATCCGACCTGAGAGAATCGAGCACGATGGCGGTAGATTTTGGGTCGCCACTCACTGCCTTGCTGACGTGCTTGATTGCGATCGCTTCGAGCATGGGAATCTTCTGCACCTGGTTTCCCATCGTAACGGTGACCTTTTTGCATAGCTGCTTCGAGAGCGCCTCCCTGAACGTGGCGGTTTGCTTGGGGCGACCCTTCCGATTCCCGGACTCGCCTGGTTTGAACTGCGTGTGGCGCGGTGGCTTTTTGTAACCGACGGCGTAGTCCGACTTGTTCTTCTCATCCACGGGCGGCCTCCAGAGTCTCATTCGCGAAATCGTCAAACCGCTTGCCCGTCGCCGTGTCGATTGCGTGGTCGCCGGTGTAGCGCTGCCAGCGTTTAATTGCCGTGTCGATGTAGAGCGGGTCGATTTCAATGCCGCGACAAGAGCGTCCCGTCCGTTCGGCCGCCATCAGCGTCGACCCTGAACCGAGGAAAGCGTCCAGCACCATGTCCCCGCGCGATGAGCAATCAAGCAACGCGTCAGCCACGAGCGCCACCGGTTTGACGGTGGGGTGCAATTGCAGGAGATTGCCTTCGTCTCCGCTCCTGGACAGCGTATTGATGCCGGCGTATTCCCAGATGTTTGTCCGGTTGCGGCCGAAGCGCCCCAGCTGCACGTTATTTTGGTGGCGCCCTTTGCCATTCTTGAAGACGAAGACGAGTTCATGTCGCGAGCGATAGAGCGAGCCCATGCCGCCGGTATTCTTGACCCAAATGCAAAGATTCAGAAGGGATTCGTAGACTTGTCGGCCGGCAGCGATTAATTCGCCCATATGCCGCCAATCCATGCAGACGAAGTGGATGGAGCCACTGGCGCTGTAACAGGCCAGCAGCCTCATGCTCGTAGTAAGGAAAGAGACGAACTCAGATTCCGTCATCTCGCCGCACGCCATCTGAAACTCGCGATGCCGAATCGAGCCGTTGCCGCTGACGTGGCCGTCGATCGCCACGTTGTACGGCGGATCGACGAAAACTACATCCGCTCGCTTTGCTCCCAGCAGTTTCAAGTAAGAATTCTGTTCGAGCGAGTTCGCACAGAGAATGCGGTGTCTGCCCAATTGCCATAGGCTCCCTGGCTGGGAAATCGACTGGGTACCATCGGAGATTTCAAAAGAATCGTCCGGATCGGGCTTGTCGGTCGGCGCGGAAAGAAGCAAATCGATTTCGGGGACTTCGAAGCCGGTGACGGTCACGTCGAAATCGCCTTCGATGGTCAGAAGGTGTTGCAGTTCAATGGCAAGAATCGACTCGTCCCAGCCAGCCAGTTCTGCCAGACGGTTATCAGCGATGACGTAAGCCCGGACCTGATCGGGAGACAGCTCCTGCAGTCGGATCGTCGGCACCTCAAGAATGCCGAGAGACTTCGCAGCTTCCAACCGGCCGTGGCCGGCGATAACAGTACCGTTCTTGTCGAGCAGGACCGGGTTGGTAAAACCGAATGCCCTGATGCTGTCGGCAATTTGGCGGATCTGGTGTTTGGAGTGGGTCCGGGCATTGCCGGGATTGGCTTTGAGGCTGCCCGTCGGATAGTAAGTGATCAACAAATTTGAACCGCCAGTTTTCACGAATACCCTTTCACGCACAAACTGAAAAATGTGCTTCGACTCTGAAATCAAATCATGCGCGCAATTGGAGAATGCCGCGGAATGGCTTGACCGCGCAATCCCCGGACCGTTTTTGGCGGCAGGTTGGACAAAAACGCCGCTGATATTCCGCACCAAGTGCGGACCAGAAGGAATAAAAAAAGCTTGTCCGCTTGGAGCCGCGGACAAACCAAGGTAACCGTCAGTGAGAGAGTTCTTGTTTTAGTGGTCGACGTCCGTCGGGAGGATTAAGGAGCAACAGGAACTGGGACTCGCACCCCCGCGGAGGCGGGAATCGGCTTCGCTTTCAGGCATAAAAATCGGAGTCACGGGCTATCGTGCGAACGGATTTCGCCTGCGTTTTCTTGCGGCGAGCTCGATACAGACATCTACGGACGAGACGGCCAAACCGCCTGTGTTTGGCAGCTTCGACGAAAGTCCTGATTGGTTCCTTGGCCCGTTTCTGATTGTGTTCGGCAATGTACTGCCACTCCCCCGGTTGGAGGTTTTCCTTGACCAAGAAACAGTTCTTGTCTAGTTCCGCCGCGATCTCTAAGAGGCTCTTCGCGGAAAGCTTTCCATTTTTCCAATGCTGAATCGTCAAACTGCCAGCTAATTCGTCAAAAGGGTCGGGCAGAACATGATTCGGATCCACGCTCGCCATATTGAGACCGTTCTCTGACACCCACCAATACAAATCGGGATAATTGGCTGCAATTTCATCCAGTACATCGCCCAGCCGGCCAAAGAAAACGGCACTGCGCGGAAGAATCGGCTTGGCTAGGGCTTCGGATAGCGATTCAACCTCGATCGGCGTACTGGCGTTTCGCGCGATTTGTTCAACAGAGTCCCGATTAGAATGAGGTCCCGGGACTGAACAGGACACGACGCTGTCAACCATGAGTTGCAATGTTCTCTGAACATCGTGGCATTTGTCCGGCCTGATTCGAGACCACAACTGCTGAGAGCGCTGCCAAGCGACCGGAATCTTTTTTCTGGATTTCAGAGATTTCATCAATCTACTACCCGCGCGCATTAATTTTAAGCGACGAACGCCAACGAAACGTACCGTTCAAAAGGTTGGATGCTCTTTGTTGCACTATTACCTCGGTCCGCGCTGCTCGCAGCCCGGCAGAGTGTTATGGGAAATCTTGGGTTGTCACTGCGGCATTGGGGTAAACACTGCACCTAGTGCGAGACATCGGCCCGGATAAGTAAACTGTCGTCCTAAAATCACCCAAAAAGCCCGGAAACGTGCAGAAAATTCGACTTGATTATTGGCGGCAAGGAAGCGGGAATGGTGGTGTATCTGAGGAGGCACCAATGCCCGATTCCGTCGAAAAGCGGCTGGAAACTCTACCTGATCTGTCCAGAGCCGATTTGGCCCAACTCTGGCAGAAGCTATTCCTCTCTGTCCCGGATCCCAGGATTCGCAGGCCGTCCATGATCCGATTCCTCGCCTATCGGATTCAAGAACAGGCATATGGTTCTCTGTCGGTCATGAGTGAACGACGTTTGCGGCAGTTATCGACCGCAGTAGCCGAGAACACGAATTTTAAGATTTCGTCGGATCGGAAAATCCAACCAGGAACCCGGCTTGTCCGCGAGTGGCAGAACCAGGTCCACCTCGTCAATGTCCAGGCCAAAGGCTACGAGTATCGAGGTGCCCGATATCAGAGCCTCTCCGAGATCGCTCGCCTGATCACCGGTACACGCTGGTCGGGTCCGCTCTTCTTCGGCCTCAAGAATCAGCAAGATAATAATAAGGAGGTTCAATGACTTCGAGCCACAAGCGCGTCCAGCGCTGTGCGATCTACACGCGAAAGTCTTCCGAAGAGGGCCTCGATCAGTCTTTCAACTCGCTCGATGCTCAACGCGAAGCATGCGAAGCCTTCATCCTCAGCCAGCGCGAGGAAGGGTGGAAAGCCTTGCCAGCCCACTATGACGACGGTGGCTATTCCGGCGGCACCATGGAACGACCGGCACTGCGTCAACTTCTGCAGGATGTAGAAGCAAAGAAAGTCAACGTCATTGTCGTCTACAAGGTTGACCGGCTTACGCGGAGCCTGGCAGACTTCGCCAAGATCGTCGAGGCACTCGATTCCCATGGCGTATCGTTCGTCTCGGTCACCCAGCAGTTCAACACCACGTCGTCCATGGGCAGGCTCACTCTGAACGTCCTGCTCTCGTTCGCACAGTTTGAACGCGAGGTCACTGGAGAACGGATCCGGGACAAGATTGCCGCCTCGAAGAGAAAAGGCATATGGATGGGCGGCCCCGTGCCGCTCGGATACGACCTCGAAGGCCGAAAGCTCATTCCCAGTCCCAAGGAAGCTGCGCTCGTCTGCAAGATCTTCTCTCTCTACGTAGAACTTGGTTGTGTCTCCAGGTTAGCGGCCCGACTGGCGCGCGAGAAAATCAGGAGTAAAGTCTGGATCACCAAAGCTGGAACTCGGCACGGAGGAAATGCCTTCGCGCGAGGCGCACTCTACGATCTCCTGCAGAATCGACTCTACATCGGAGAAATCCGCCATCGCGATCAGTGGTATGGCGGAGAGCATCAGGGTATTGTGCCAAGGAAGTTGTGGGATAAGGTCCAGGCGCTGATGAGTGGAAACCGCAAGAAGCGACGCCAACACGTCCGCGATCGTGCGTCTTGTCTGCTGACAGGGTTGCTGGCCGACACGAAGGGTAATCGCTTCACGCCGTCGTTTACCTTCAAGAAGGGCCGAAGATACCGGTATTACGTTTCTCAACTCTCCATCAAGAACCCCACGAACAAGATCAAGGGGCCGATTCGCCTGCCCGCGCGAGAGATCGAAAGCCGGGTCACCGAAAGGCTGCTCTCGTTTCTCAAATCTGAAGCAGAAGTGTTCGACAGACTGGGAGCAGCCGCCGAGCGTCCCGCGGCCAGTAGGCAGCTGGTCGCGGCTGCCAAGAAACTCGCTCTGCGATGGGCATCTCTCCGTTCGGATGAGCTCAGGGATCTACTCGCCGCCTTCGTGCGACGAATCATTATCCAGGAAAACAACATTGAAGTCCGAATCAGCCGAAAAGACCTTCGTGAGGTGTTGGAAAAGGGCGATACGTTCGTTCCCATGGGTGTCGATCCACGGCACAAGTCGGTGGATGCCGACGATCTGATCTGCTTAACCATCGAAGCGAAGCTGAAGCGTTCGGGAGGTGAAGTTCATCTGATTGTTCCTCCGAACGCGAGTGGAGTGTCTGCTCTCCAGCCGAATCCCTCCCTGATGAAAGCAGTTGCACGAGCCCGCGATTGGTACGAGCGAGTGCTGCAGGGCAAGTCCTCGAATCAGAAATCACTAACCCTCTATGTTGGAGTGACAAGGCGTTATATTGACAAGGTCTTCCCGTGCGCGTTCCTCGCGCCCGATATCGTTGAGGCGATTCTCGAAGGACGACAGCCTCGCGACCTAACTTTCAAGAAACTGTGCAGCGAAATTCCATTGAGCTGGGTTGAGCAACGCCAGCAATTCGGGTTCGCTTCAGACTCCCCGCGATGATCCTTTGTAAATTCCCTGTAATCCCTGCATATCAGGGAATTATGTTTCCCTGATACCGCCTCATAATTCCCTGTTCGGTTTTTGGCGAATCACGGACTAACTCCAGCAGGCTGTGCTGATTGGAGATGAGAAGTCCGATTTTCGACGCCTGAAATTCGCAAATTCCCTGTATTTTTCCCTGTTAGCAGGGAATTCTCGCAGAGAAGGGTTAGCGCGAGACTGCGCGCTCCGCCATGTAGTCTGAAGTGCAGAGAAATCGGCCGTCTGTGCTCCTGCAAATCGCGCCAAATCCCCGCCAATTCGCGTATTTTCATCTTCAAATGGGACCGGAGAAGATGTTCATCCCGAGGCCGCGGCGGGCTTTGGGGGCGATTTTCTCTGATGGGCAGATTGACAGTCCGGTTTCGTCAGTCGCGCGCGGCGAATGGAATGCAATTAGAAAGCGAATCATTGACGAAAGCGACTTGACTTCACAAGGTACAGTGATGGCCCGCAAGTGCTCAATTCCGTCTCACAAGCCGATTCCTCGTACAAATCTGCGAACTACCGATTTATCACTGGGGAGGTTGCTTAATACTTATGGGCGGTGAGAGATGATTCCGGATCGACGGCTGACCGACAATTTGAAGATAGAAGGTCTGCTGTTCTGGTTTCCCCATCTTCAAGGGAAGCGGCGCATGACAATGATAGGAAGAATGGTCAGTCCTCAAGCAGCGAACATCTTGAAGCCCGGCGAGCGGATTGCTTAGCTCAGTCCAATTGATTCCGCGCCGCTGCCAGAGGGCGTAATGATGAATCGTTAGGGGGCTCCCGGAGATGTGAGCTTGGTGACTGGACGCAAAACGATAACTCCATTCAATGCTGCGACCTTGAATAGTCGCATGGATAGAGTCATCTTCAAGGCAGTTGTCGATCCCGGGTTCGATGGCAGTTCCCTCCTCGTAATCGTTCCAGGTGACGATGCCGACATAGCCGATGGAGCTGGCGGACGAAAGCAGCGAGGCAGATTTGATCTGGCTCCACGAGCGGATCCAGACCAGGCCGCATTCACGGGATAATTTCCAGCCATATGGGTGACCCGCGGCCGCATTGAATCCATATGTAGTATTCGTGTTATTGAAGCCGGGGTAGACGGAGGCGATCTTTACCAATTTGGAGGATTGACCGGCCTCGCGGAGCCAGTCCGTTTCACTGTATTCGCTTCCCGTTTCGAAGTGCGTATCAAACTGTCCGCTGCCGGAGACGCCGGGTATGCCCACTGTGCCGGGCCGGTGGTCCGAATAGTTGTTAACGCCGATCCAGTTATAGGAGCCGTCGGTGTTAGCGTCGCGGAGCCCTTCCTCGCCGTTAATGACAACAAGTGGTTCGCGGGCGCAACGGAGATTGAGTCCTTCGCCGGAATGAATCCAGTCCTTGAGCCCATGCCAGCTTGCTCCGGACGCGCTGACATCCGTCCATCCCCAACCGAAAGCAAGAAAGACGGGGCGCTCGGAACAGTCGCCTGCGGAGATGGTCCAGTAAGACGGGCTATTCATGTATTCGAGCCAGGCGTACTGGAGGTCGCTCTCGAAGCTTCCGAGTTGGGCGCGCCCGGTCTCGGTACCAACGTCCTCCATCAGCGCGAACCGGAGTGGACAGGCTCCATCGGCGGCGCGACAGCGAGCGTTGAGATTGCTTTGCCACAGTTGAACAATGTGGTTCTGAAAAGCTGCATCGGGATGCTCGACAATTCCTTTAGCGGCGCCGGGACCATACCAGTCGAAGACAACTTGGTTGCAGCCACGCGTGATGGCATTGCGAATCTGGCGATCGACGATCTGGGGATTGCTCTGATCCATAGGATTGCCGTGGTGAAGAGGGCTTCCCCACCAG